TTAAAGTATTAACGAAGTATTAAGCAAGCATTAAGCATGTATTAAAATGGTGATATTAGGAAGATTTTATATTTGTTTATATAAAATAAGCTTTCTAAATTTGTAGCAAATTGTATAATAATCAAACAAATAAATACAATGTGCGCAGCGCCAAAAGGACATAAAATGTGGGGAAACCCTATAAAGCCAAAAAGCTATTCACCCGAAGAGCTATGGGAAAATGCATGTTTATATTTCGAATGGGTTGATGCCAATCCATGGATGATGGTTGAACAATCAAAACAGCCTCAAAAACTACCTACCAATTACGACAAAAAACTACATGGAAGTATTAAAAACTTCCTAAATCAAATTGTCAAACTTCCACATGCACGACCATACACAATTGAAGGATTATGTATATACCTAAATATCAGTGCAAAAACATTTAGAAATTATTCAGATGTTGCCGGATACGAAACATATTTTCCTATTTGTTCGCACATAAAGACCGTGATTGATAATCAACAGTTCGATGGCGGAATGGTTGGGGCGTTCAATGCGAACATTGTCACTCGAAAGTTGGGCCTTGCAGACAAACAGGAACTAACCGGGAAAGATGGAGAAGCTATTCAAGTTCAGCAAATAACCGGAATGGTTGTAAAATAATGGAAATAGAATTTAATACCTATGGAAACGAAAAGCAAAAAGAAGTATGCCGGCATTGGATTGATGATTCGGTTACTGACTTAGTATATGGAGGTTCTAAAGGTAGTGGAAAGAGCTATTTAGGATGTTCTTTGATTTTTAGTGACGCTCTTACTTATCCTGAAACATTTTATTTCATTGCACGTAGGCAACTTATTGATTTAAGAAAATATACTATCCCGTCAATTTATGAAGTATTTGGGCATTGGGGATTAGATAAAAGATATTTCAGGTATCAGGGCAATGACAACTACTTTGAATTATATAACAAAAGTCGTGTTTATCTGATCGATGCAAAGTACATGCCTACTGATCCATTATACCAGCGGTTCGGATCAATGCAAATGACAAGGGGATGGATTGAAGAGGCAGGGCAATTTAGCTTAGAAGCTAAAAGTAATCTTCAGGCAAGTATTGGAAGATGGAAGAATGATGTTTATAATCTTACTCCTAAACTATTACAAACTTGTAATCCGGCAAAAAACTATCTATATTCAGAGTACTATAAAAAGAACAAAGAAAACAAGTTAGAAGATTGGAAACGATTTATTCAGGCGTTACCAACTGACAATACGAGGCTTCCTGATGGATATCTTTTAAATCTTGAAAGAACACTATCCAAAACACAGAAAGAACGCTTATTGCATGGGAACTGGGAGTATGATGATGATCCTGATTTATTAGTTGATTACGATGCTATCTGTGATGTATTCACGAATGAACACGTTAAGCCAACAAACAACCGGTCTATAAGTGCTGATTTAGCAATGAAGGGACGTGATAGGTTTGTAGCTGGTAGTTGGAACGGTTTGATTTGTAGAATAGCAATTGATAAGCCGTATTCACCAGGTAAGATGATTGAAACTGATTTAAAAGAATTAATGAAATCCGATGGCGTTGGTAGAAGTAGAACGATAGCGGATAGTGACGGCTTAGGTTCGTATCTTGAAAGTTACATTGTAGGGATAAAAGAATTCCATAATGGCGGTGTAGCGATTGATTCGACAAAATACGCTAATCTAAAATCAGAATGCGGGTATAAACTTGCAGACGTGATAAATAAAAGACTAATGAAAATAATTTGCACTGAAGAACAGGCAGAGCGAATTAAAGATGAATTGGGAGTACTTAAAGAAGTCAGTGGACTTGATGATACTCAAAAGAAACGCATAATTACAAAAGATGATATGAAAGCAATATTAGGAAATTCACCGGATTACCTTGATATGCTAATTATGGGAATGTACTTTTTATTAAAACCAGCTGCTAAAGGCATTAGAAAAATATCCTACTAACATGATTCAGGAATTAAAAACACTTATCGAAACTTCAAACCCACTCTATGAGGTTGAGTATGAAGAAAACAAGATGATGAATCTAAAGGCAGACGAAAAGAGTTTAGACGCCCGATTTGCCTACATTGAAGAGTTCGTACAAGGCTCTTATACAAGACCTAAATACGTACTTGAAAAGATCACACAAGTACAAATTTACTTTTGTCGGTTCGCTGAATTTCAAAACTCTGCAATGGATCGGGAAAACTTAAGGAATCAGATTGAAAGTGAAATAGTTTTACCGTTCATGAACGCTTATAACGATTCAGGAATATTTGACCGTGTTGATAACTTCAAGTTCTACACACCTCTTCCACGGTTCGACGCAAACGAAGTATCTATCATGCTTCAATTCGATTGTAAACAAAATATATGCTAATAGCCTTGGACGGGCTTTGTAAAATCCAACTACATTATGATTGAGATCAAATTAAATTCACGCGTATTTGACAAGATTACATCACGAAGAGGAAAAGTAACGGGATTGGCTACCTACCTGTATGATAAGGATCAGTATTTAATTTTGTTCGATGGAGAAAAAGAGGAACAATGGTGCGACTCCGGAAGGATATCACCCGAACAGTAATAAATAACTGTCAATTTGTAAGCAAAAAGAAACTTTGTAGCTGCTGAAATGAGAAAGTCTCAGCAGCTACTTACAAACAAAAGAAAGCAAACAATGAATTTTAATATCAAATAGTCAAAAATGAACGTCGGAGAATTAAAAACAAGCGATAGTCTGCCAAAATTCAGGAACCCACCACCCCCACCCGCTAAGAAATTAGTTCATATCAACATCAAAGCAGGTGATATGAACTTTGGACAGCGCATTGAGTTGGGTAAAATTGCGGCACTCGATTGTTCAGAGCTTGAAAAGTTTGAAAAAGTATTCATTTGCCTGCATAAATTTAAACCAACACTGAAAGATTGTTCAAATCTACTTGATTATTTCGCCGAAATCATTGAGGGTTTAAAGTTTTGGATTGATCAGGAAACAACTTTACTAAAATACGAACCTTCCATTGAAGAAAAAAGAGCCGGTGTAAAAGAACTCAGCGAAAAGATAGGCGAATTCGGAACAATCAAAGCACTGGCGAAAGCATACGGGAAAGATCCGGACGAAATACTACTATGGAAATATGGTAAAGTATTCGGGATCCTCTTTACTGATTTGGAAGAGCACAAATTTCAGGTGAGATACAACAAAGTCATTGAATCAAAATTTAAATCATGACAACTCAACATATCCTAAAAGAAGAGCTTGACATTCTAAAATCTGATATCATAGTTAGAATAGAGAATAGTAAACAAGTGGCAACCGGTAAGACTAAGGCCTCATTTGAAACTAAATCAACTGATTTAAATGGTCAACTATTGGGAGCTTCTTACGTCGGAGTATTTGAACGAGGTCGAAAACCGAGCGGAGTTCCAAGGGATTTTATAGACATCCTTAAGAGGTGGGCGCAAGTAAAAGGGATTTCTTTTGAGAATGAAGAAAAGTTTAATCTTTGGGCCAACGCTGTAAAATGGAAGATGATTAAAGAGGGAACGAAACTTTACCGAAGTGGACAAACTCAGGATATTTTCACGACACCTGTTGAACAGTTCAGTTCAAGACTTGCAAAACGGTTTATAATTTATTACGAAAGCGAAATACTTAATTCAATATTCACAAAATGATAGTAACTAAATATCCTTCTAAGATTCACACGGCTTTCAATCCTGTTATTATAGAGATTTTAAAAGAAGCTGAAGCAAAAGCCTTGATTAAGATTAGCAGCGCGGCGGATGATATTCTTTGTTCCAGGGAATATTTTAATAACGTTGCAACTTTCAACTTGTCTGATAAGCTTAAGAAAATGTTTCGTGATGAAGTGGTTGAAATAACTTTAGGAGCAAATAAAATCTATCAGGATCACAATTTATTCGTTGAGTATTCAGTTATTGACTGGGTAGAAAACTCATGGTTTCTTGTCGGTGGAAATGTCGTACTAGATAATCAGATGGCTTTAAATGCAGTGGTTCAGGTCGGACAATCATCCGTTGTAAATAAACAAGGAATGTTCTTGACTAACTTCGACCTTTTAAGATATTATCCCGGTTACGAAAGAATGCTTTCATGTTTAAGTTTTGAAACCGGAACGACCTATATCCGGTTCGATGGTGAAAACTTTAATTCAGTAGATGTAAAACATTTCTGTATTCCAATTACTGAACATTTCTCAGTCGAAGTCTCTAATCAGAATACAGATCCATTCTTAAGAGATAATCAAGGGAGACTGATTACAGCTAATTCAGGCGTACCAATTGAGGTATGGTCAACCGCTCCCGGATTCATTCAAAATATTAAAACTATCGAAACACAAATACCCTCTTCACCTTTTTATGTCAAGTGGATAAATCAACAGGGTGGCTGGGATTACTGGATGTTCTCTCATAGACAATATCTTTCAAGAAACATAGCCAATCAGGTGGTTTTTAATCCTTACACAGAGGATCAGTTAACAGCAAAAGGATTTGCAGAACTTATCTCGATTGATGGAATAGAAAAAGTAAAAGTCGGAGCACCTTCACTGAATGAGAATGATTATGATTGTGTTTCAAAATTGATTTACTCACCTTCTATAATGTGGTTTAACGAAGAGACGGGCAAATGGAATACTATCTTAATCGAACCCTCAGATAATACGAAAGATACCCGGTCAACTTTTAATGATT